GCACTCTTCCCGCACCGCAGGGAACGCGCCGCTGCTCTGGGCGTCCCACAGCTTGACTTCCACGATGTCGGTTTTCAGATCATCCAGAACCAGATCGTTGTCGATAATGCTCTGCAGCTTCTCAAACAGCGGGTCGCCTTTCTCGGCGTAGTAAGGACTGACCTCGCCCTGCTTCTGGTAGCTGTCGATGCTGACAGTCTCGTTGCCGAGAATGTTGGTTTTCTTTTCGACGTTGGCGGACAACTCCGGGGAGTATTCCTCCAAATCTTTGCCCAGCCGCACATAGCTGGCCGTGCCATCATCTGCGGCAAAAGTTGCATTCAGATAATGCGCCATATATTTGCGTTCGATTTTCATGCAAAATCCTCCGATTCATAGGTTTTTGTGTAGCGCAGGCTCAGCACGACCATATAAGTCGCCGTGCCTTCGGCCTCCGCTTCGTACAGCACACCGTTCTGGGCGCGGGCGATGACAGACTCTTCGGCGTCGCCAAAGTTTGGAGCAAGGCCGTGGGTACTCTGCTCCTGCACCCAATGCTGGAAGTCGTTGACCCAATCTGCGTTGATCTTCGCGCCCTCATCATCGCCTGCACTTTTGGCAAAAGTAAAGTACAGACCGAAGTTGCTCTGATTTGTGACGCAGACTGCGCCCGTGATATAGGTGCGGCGTTCAATTTCCTGCAGCCCCTGCGGGAAGACCGCGCCGCAGCTGGGCACTTGGTCGGTGTAGTCGACATGCCAATCCTTCAAGATGTCATGCCCCTCATAGGTGCGCAGCCATGTGATGACCTGCTCAAGTTCACTCATTCGCCAGACCTCTTTCCAATATAGCGTTCCAGATCGGCAGCCAGCGCATCACCCTCGGCAGCCACAAGCGCACGATCCCAATGCCCTCCGGCAAGGGGATTCTTTGTTTTTGTATAGTTCAGCGGCTTCCCGCTGCGGCTCACGCCGTTATACAGATAAACCGCCTGCAGCTCTTCGGTGACGATCTCCGGCACGCGGGGGTCGGTCTGGGCGACGGTCAGCTTGATGGTCGCGCCTGTACGGTAGGGCATATACTTTTGAATGCGCCGCAGCACATTCTTGGTGTGGAACATTTGCGTATCACCCTGTTCATCCAGTCCCACTTCCTGCAAAATCTCTTCTACGGCGGGAAAATCAAGCGTGACCCTCATTGCTTACCGCCTGCCTCCACATGGTACAAAACATTGCGGCAGCCCATGTCCCGCACCCAGTCTACAGTAACCACACCGGGGCGGTTGGCCGGGACGAAGCTGCCCCACTGTTCGCGGGTTGTGATTTCTTCCCCAACACCCTCCACAATGCGATCCC